ATTACAATATTACCTAATAATTTAGCTATATTAGATGATTATTCTAATCAACCATCTTCAAATATATTAAACTACCTTACATCTAGTACAGGTATATATACGTTGGGAAATACTCCAAATGTTGCACTTAATATTACATGTTCTATTTTAATAGATCAATCACTAAATATTGATGCTACATTGTATTTTTATTCAATAAATACTCCCATTAATGCAAATATTACACCAAAAAATATAATTTTTTCTAAATTTATAACTAGTGCTGGTGGAATAGTTCAAGATACTCTTACTGGTTCATTTACTCCTATAGAAGGAGAGGCTTATGGGGTGTTTATTGGTCAAAGTCAATTTACACAAATTAATCAAATTGATTTTTTTCTAAACATTACCCAATCAATCGCTCCTGAAGCCTCAAACTACGATATAGTTGTACTTGAACCATATTCTGGTTACAATTTTTACAACAGCGATTGTAATGTTATTCAAAATAATGTTGATGCAAATAACATTAGTGCATTATATATGGATGTTGATTTTAACGGTGGTCAAATAGTAGCCCAAAACCAAGCAGCTATATTAAGTGGTAATGCATCTCGTGCTCAAGTACAACCATGGAACTATTCATATCGTTCCCATGTAAGTGGAAGATATGTTGGTAAACAACAAAATGCTATAGCTTTAAATGTTTATACAAGTGCTAGCCAATTCACAACAGCTTCAGCATATGGTTATACAGGATCTTGGCCTGGAGATTCAATATCTCCTACTCCTACTAATCCAAATTCTAGAAGAATACTTGAAAGATCTTCTCCAGGTAATGTAGTAATACAATGGTTAGATAGTTGCATATATGAAATGAATTGGGGTGGCCCTGGATATCCTGAAAACGTTAATGGTGGTGGATTAAGTATGGGTAATATTTATTTAGTAGGTGAAACTAAAGATGATGTTGCTATTATTAAACCAGGAACTGACATATATTATGATATTTTAGAAAAAACATTCCCGTCTGGTTCACCAGCATTCCAATATCAATACGCTAATTCTCCAACATTACCTACTCAACTTAACATAACATATCCGTCATTGCTATTACCTAGTGCGACTTATTATTTAGCATCAAATTATAAACAACCAGGTTCATCTGAATGGGGTACATTATATCCTACAGGTTCAATAAATTCATATTTCCCAGATGCTGGTACTACTCCACACATTGAGTTATATGCTAACCCATTTTCATTCAATGTATCTACTCCATCAGCTAATATAAATATCAATGGGGATTTATATCAAGATACCACATCACTTACTAACAATTATTATTTAGTAGATTTAATAAATGATGGGTTAAATAATGGTGATAGATATTTTATGAGTTTTTATAGTGGTAGTGGACTTACTTTTAGTTTAGTAGGAGGATTACCACCAACATGTTCTACAACATTACAACAAGTTGGATTTCCATTTGAAATAGATAAATGTATACATGCTACTAATCCTTCATATTCTGCTTCCCTTAGTTATATAACATTCAAAAATCCTTCTGCTGTAAAATATTGGTTTAAAACAGGATCAACCTATAATTCAAATAATATTCCTATAGGAGCTAATATTTTAAATATATCTAATACTGGTTTTTTAATTACTAAAGCTTCATATCCAACAAATGGTTTAACTATATTTGGTCTTCCAAACTCAAATTTTGCAGGTGCAGGACAGGGTTATATATTATCTCAATACCCTAAACAGGTAATAACTCAAAACATAGATTATATTCTTAAAACATATGGTAATAAACCTTAACTTTAACATATTTATAATAAACAAACAATTAAAATGGGATATTTAAATAACACTATTGTAACAGTAGATGCTATCTTAACAACTACAGGTCGTCAACTTATGGCTCAAAATAACGGAACGTTTCGTATAACACAATTTGCATTAGCAGATGACGAAATTGATTATACATTATACAACCCAAACCATCCTTCAGGTTCTGCATACTATGGAGAAGCTATAGATAACATGCCTTTACTTGAGGCTTTCCCTCAAGAAACTCAAACAATGAAATATAAATTAGTTACATTACCTCGTGGCACAGCTAAATTACCTATATTAGCAGTACAACCTGCAATTAGTTTACCACAAGGTACTTCATTAGCTATTACTCCTCAAACATTAAATTACTTAGGTGGTAATACAGTTGAAACAAGTGGATACACTGCTATGATAGGTGATGTTAGAACAATGCAAACATTTGAAGGTGTTGGTATTAATACTCCGGCAGCTACAGCTTTAAATACAACTACAACATTAGGTACAAGTGTATCTAAAACAGTAGTTGGTACTACTATAAACTTACGTGCAACTACAGTAAACACGTTATTTGGTTCTAATACGGCATTGTATACTACATTAACTATAATTGGTAGAGATAGTGGTGCTAGAGCAACAATTCCTGTAACTGTAACAAAAGTATCCTAAAAATATTATAAAAATAAAAATATATAAACATGGCATTTAGTCCTTTAGCCCCTGAAGATTTTGTAGTAAGCTCTGATGCTATATCAGCAACATTATGGTCAAACGGGAACCCAACATTAACTACATTTTTTACCTCATCAACTCAAGAAGCTGGTTCGTCAGGTGATTTTTACTTAAACTTATACCAAACTGCATCTACTGATGCAGCTGCGTCTATTCAATTTGCTATAGCTTATGGTAATGCAAATGGTAGTGGTAGTACTAATTACAACCAAGCAGTTGATGGTAAATCTCCTACAGGTACTATTTTTGGGCAATGGCAAGATTTAGTTATTGGTGATGAAAATACAAATTTCGCATTTGGAACAATAACATCATCTCAATTTTATGCTTTAACATTTGATAGAACACGATATAAAGAATCTTTATTTTTAGGTTCATTATCTTTAAGATTAACAGGTAGTTCTGGTTCAATAACTTTAACAGATAATAGCAATTATGTTACTGCAGTTCAATACACTGAAGCTGGTAGAGTATTTCAACTTATAACTGGTTCTCAAGGTACTAAAGCAACTATTACTGCTCGTAATACAGCAGATGGATATTCAGCAAATTCTGGTTCATATGGTTGGTTATTACCTGATATTGGTTCTATTATCTTAAATCCTTTAGCATTAGCTACTTTTGCAACAAGTGGAGGTATAGGATTTCAATATAGTGGTTCAGCAACTGGTTCTTCAACAGTTAGTATTAATACTTCACCTAATAGAAGTATGTACCAAGCTATAAGTGGTGCAGCAAATTTCTCAATCAATAGTCAAGAAACTATAACATCAGATTATATCTTTGTAAGACCTAGAAGTGCTGAATACAACTATTCAGAAAACCCATCATACATTTCAGGTTCAACTGGTGAAGTATTATATCCTTATTTCATTAATAATCCACAAACATATATTACTACAATTGGATTATATAATGATACAAATGAATTACTAGCTGTAGCTAAATTATCTAGACCATTACTTAAAAATTTCACAAAAGAAGCACTTGTAAGGATTAAGCTTGATTTTTAGAGAATGATAGCATTTAAACAACTCTTAGCATCTGATGTCATAGTGACACCATTCGAAGTAAACAAATCGTTTACTTTTAGTGGTTCTGGTATGATTGCTCCTACTGTTGGTATAGATAGATTTTTAGGTAAGAATATAAATTCAAGACCATATATATCTGGTTCAAATCCAACAACAGGATATATATCAACCCAAGATCAAGAGTTAGTGTATGATTCAATAAAACAATTATATTATAGTAATTATTTAAGCTCTAGTTATGGTGACACTTTAAATACATCAAGTATAATTCCTGGAGTAAACACAGGTAGTAATGTATTAGTAGGTACAACTCCATCACCAGGATTATATTACACTTATAATCAAACCACATTAACATTCGCTAAATCATTTCCTACTGGATCTAATGAATTTGTTGGAGTAATATCAGTTCCATCTCGATTATTTGGAGATTATATATTACCTAACTCATTTATATATTCTTTTACTTCAGGTAGTACTTTTATACTCACAGATGATGGTGAAGGTAATTTAAAATCAGGTAGTGCTATAGTAGGAAATGTATTTTACCCACATGGTATGATTACTATAACAGATCAAGGTTTAGCATCTGGTTCAATTGTTTCATCAAATGTAACATGTTCATTTTCTTCTTCTTACATGATATATGAAACACAATACAAATGTACATTTAGAGAAAATGAATTTAACTACACATTAAACCCAACACTCCAATACGACACAAGTGGTTCAGTATATTCTTATACAACAAGTTCACAATGGGCTCCTTATGTATCAACTGTTGGTTTATATGATGAGGCCCAAAACCTATTAGCTGTAGGTAAATTATCTCAACCATTACCAACCAGCGCTACAACAGATACAACAATATTGATAAATTTAGACATGTAATATGATTAAATTACTAGATTTACTTAAAGAAGATAGCCCATTCGTTCCAAGGGGTTCAAAAGAAGAGCGTGAAAAAGACTACAACAGAATACTTCAAAATAAAATCCAAGAATATATAAAGAATGGAATGGAAGGTGATTTAGATTTAGCTAATACCTCAATTACCTCACTTCCATCTTCATTAACTAAAGTTAATGGTAATTTAGATTTATTTCTCACCCCAATCACCACACTCCCTAACAACTTAACTAAGGTTGAAGGTGATTTAAATATATATCACACATCAGTTACTTCACTTCCCCCTAACTTAACAGTTGGAGGTAATTTAAATTTATATTTCACCCCAATCACCTCACTCCCCCCTAACTTAACCGTTGGAGGTGATTTAAATTTATCTGAGACACTAATCACCTCACTTCCCCCTAACTTAACAATTGGAGGTGGTTTAAATTTAAATCACACCTCAATCACCTCACTCCCACCTAGTTTAACTAAAGTTAATGGTGATTTAGATTTATATAAAACCCCAATCACCTCACTCCCACCTAATTTAACTAAAGTTGGAGGTACTTTAGATTTATCTTTTACCTCAATCACCTCACTCCCTGACAATTTAACAATTGGGGATAATTTATATTTGTCTGATGCTCCAATCGATACACTTCCTCCTAACTTAATAGTTGGGGGTTATTTATATTTATTTAACACACCACTATCTAAAAAATATTCTAAAAAGGAAATTGAAGCAATGGTGCCAAATGTTAAAGGCAAAATTATTATGTAATATTTATAACCATGATCAAACTCCTCGATTTACTTAAAGAAGACAGCCCGTTTGTTCCTAGAGGCTCAAAGGAAGAACGAGGAAAGGAATATATTAGAATAACCCAAAACAAAATCCAACAATATATAAAAGACGGAATGGAAGGAGATTTAGACTTATCTAGTACCTCAATCACCTCCCTTCCATCTAATTTAACTAAAGTTGGAGGTGATTTATATTTATTTAACACCCCAATCACCTCACTCCCATCTAATTTAACAAAAGTTGAAGGTGATTTAGATTTAACTCATACTCCAATCACCTCACTTCCATCTAATTTAACAGTTGGAGGTACTTTAAATTTAGAGTATACTCTAATAACCTCACTTCCCGACAATTTAAGTGTTGGAAAGAGTTTATATTTATCTAAAAATAAAATTACCTCACTCCCAAATAATTTAAGGGTTAATGGTACTTTAGCTTTATCCGGTTGTAAAAAAATAACCTCTCTTCCATCTGATTTAAAAGTTAAAACTTTAATAATTTTAACAAATACCACTCTATCTAAAAAATATTCTGAAAAGGAAATTAGAGCGATGATACCAAATTTTAAAGGTACAATTATTATGTAATATTTATAATCATGATACAAACAGAAAAATGTACCTATGTTGAAGATCTAATAAACAACCCAGATTTCAACACAGACGAGTACTACGGTTACGTTTACCTAACAACCAATTTAGAAACAAATCGCCAATATATAGGTAAAAAAATATTTAAACACACCCAAAACAAAAAATTAGGTAAAAAAGAATTAGCTGCCCTACCTACTCAACGTGGTCGTGTTCCATCTAAAAAGAAAATAGTTAAAGAATCTGACTGGAAAACATATTATGGCTCAGCAGATGAAGTTAAACAATGGGTTAAAACAATCCCCACAGATAAACTAACTCGTGTTGTGTTACGTTTATGTAAATCATCTAAGGAACTAACATATTATGAAACTAAATACCTATTTGATAATAACGTATTATCTGATAGTGAACGTTGGGTAAATAATAATATATTAGGAAAGTTTTTCCCGAAAGACTTGGCTCCCCAAATATAGGGTATTATATTGTAGAGTATGGTAAATCAAGCTTTGGTTACAATAATAAATTCTGTTTTAGGTAGTGGTAAATCCACATCTAAGGGCAATTATGCTTATCCTTGTCCTTTTTGTAAACACCATAAACCTAAACTTGAAATTAATTTCACTGAAAATAAAGAAGGTGTTAACCCATGGCATTGCTGGTCATGTGATAAACGAGGTAAAAAACTAGCTCAATTACTTAAATTATTAGACACACCTAAGGAAAAAATAGCAGAGCTAAAATCATACCTTAAAGTTGATGTACATGATATTACACCTACTGTAACTGACAAAGTACATTTACCTAAAGAATTTAAATCATTACTAAACTCAAATAATTCAGTTATAGCTAAACATGCTATGGTTTATCTTAAAAAACGGGGTATTAGTGAGGATGATATTATAAAATATAATTTAGGGTATTGTGAATCTGGAGTTTATTCTAAACGAATAATAGTACCATCATATGATGAGAATGGCGTGTTAAATTATTTTACAGCACGTAGTTTTGAAAAAGACAATCCAATAAAATATAAAAATCCAAATTCATCTCGTAATATTATTCCGTTTGAATTTTTTATAAATTGGGATTTACCATTAGTATTATGTGAAGGGCCATTTGATGCTATAGCTATAAAACGTAATGCTATTCCATTACTTGGTAAAAATATTCAATCTAATCTTATGAAACGTATTGTTATGTCATCTGTTGAAAAGATTTACATAGCATTAGATAAAGACGCTCAAAAGAAAGCATTAGAATTTTGCCAACAACTTATGAACGAAAACAAAGAAGTATATCTAATTGATATGCAAGATAAGGATCCATCAGATATGGGATTCAAACATTTTACACACATTATACAAGATACTGAACCATTAAAATTTTCAGACTTGTTATATAAAAAACTTATGTTATGATAGAAAAAAACGTAAACGTTAATAAAAAATACGTTAAACGACTATTAGAAATTGATGACTCTTCTAAAAGAGTAACAATAATGGACGATAGATATTACACCAGATATGATAAATACTACCCATCCGTTACTAGTATTTTGCAATATATGCCTAAAAATAAATTCTTTGAAACCTGGTTAAAAGATGTAGGACATAATTCAGATATTATAATGAGAAAAGCAGCGGATGAAGGTACACA